ATACGTTTGGCAAGGTTCGTTCTCCTCCTTTCCAGAAAACCCCACGATTCGGCAGATGTCGTGGGGTTTTTCCTTGCCTATGCCACAACAAAAAAAACCCCCGCATAGCGGGGGTGTGTAATCACACAGTCAACTGCACAATGTCAATGGAACTATATCGGATGGAATTCTAAAAGTCAACCAACAATATGCCCCCAAACTGACCAAGTTCGTTCCAATATCGCATCTTGGCAAATACACCATCCCCATCACGTTCCACTTCATCCGCATCTTCCGGCTCAGGACTGGTATTGCCTTCCACGGTTGACAATCCACGCTTTGATACCTTGGTGATGATTCCAATATGGCCGATGCGACCTAGCGTCGGAATATAGAACAGGGCCAAATCACCGGGCAACACATTCTCGTAAGTATCTCCGGATTTCAGATCCAAAGCGGAAATCCATTTGCCGTTGTTCTTTGCCCATCGACTCCATTCCGGAGTATAGCCACTACGCGGAAAAGATGCGTCGTATGTCAATCCAAGGCTATGGGCAGCATGTTTCATTCGATAACGAACGAATGCGGCACACCAAGGAGAACCGGGAGGAATGGGAGGAACGCAACTCGCCTGATATGCCTCGATGTACTTTCCACGATTCTCGCCTTTTTCCTGAACGCCAATGTTTGCAATGGCACCAGACGCAGTTGCTTCCGCTATGGGACGATACGACGCACGACTCATTCTTTTATCTTAATGCCTTTCTTATAAGAGCCGGATTTAATATCAGGCGTCATATAAGTATCATGTATCCACTTTTCTCTTTGCTCTGCTTCCTGCTGATTTTTGTATATTGGAAACTTCATGCCTTTCGATTTGGCTTCGTCCATTGCCGAGTTGATTTCTTCTTGCGTATTCAGAATCCGTCCATTCCACCACGATGGAAACAATTGCGTGGAATTATCTTCTTTATTCTTGCCAACGCCCATCAATATTCCACGAAAGGTTGTCACATCGCCTGTCTCTGGATTATGCCCGTATGTATTGTCTTTCAGCATCTTGCGATGATACGCAATGACATTTTTTTCGAGTAAGGAAAGAGGTTTGTTTTTTTCCATTTTAGTTGGAAGTCTTCCTGAACTTCGCCGTCTTCTTGGCAATGGATTGCGGTTGTGCTACAAACTGTTTGCCAGCGGCATTTCCCTTGGCCTTTGCAGCGTTGGTTGCAGCCTTCTCGGATGACGAAAGGGCAGACCATGCCTTGTCTGGAAGATAACGCTTCCTTCCCTCGCTTGGAGAACCATCGCTTGTTCGCCACTTTTCTTTGGTCCACTTTGATAGGCTATTGTCTGATTCCTTTGGCCCGGAATAGCCACCACCACGTTTCTTGTATTCCAAAACGGCTAGTTGCGCCTTTCGCGCCGACCATTCACCGGGATCTCCACCTTTGCTTCCAGCTTTTGTCGAGGCAACTATTTTGGACCATAGACCTTGATTGGAACGCTTCGCGCTGCTCATGGCAAACCTCCACGAAAAATAGGGTATCAAAAGATATACCGGGAGAGTGTCGTTTTATATATGGAGGAGGGTATCAGTTTGTATACCCCTTTAACTAGAATCATAACTAACTAGACTAAACCAATCCTATTGGATTGGTTGGCACGAAATTCTCTTGGGGTATGGATCATTGGGACAACTGCCAAGGTTGCTGGTATCATTGTCACGAGGGAGACGATGATGGATCTTGTGGTTGTATTCTTTATCGCGTTCTTCTTTGGATACTGGATTTGTTTTGTCCAGCATATTTCCAATCGAATCGATGCTGGTGGATACTGCGTGTATCTGAACGGGCGCGATAAATATAGGCTTGCGCGAACTGCAATGTCACATTACATGACAGATAAGTACATAGTGCTCAATCTAGTCACCAGTACGGGAGACAGCACGGCATTCAAAACGCCGTTCGTTGTCGATGTCAACAAAGTTCGTTTTTTCACAAATGATGGAGAGCGAATAAACAACGTCAATTACAAGACGATTGCCAGACACGAACAATTCGAGGAGAACGAAAAGTGAACAGCATTTGCATTGTTGGACGACTTACGGAAGATCCACAACGCAAGGACATCAATGGAAAAGTCGTGGTTGAATTTTCCGTTGCCGTGAACAGGTTCAAGAAGGATGAAGCCGACTTCTTTCGCGTAAAGGCATGGGGGCAGACTGCAGAGTTTGTCTCAAGCTATTTGAGCAAGGGAAGGCTTGTATCCGTTCACGGACGAATGGAATCGCGCAAAGCAGAACGAGATGGTCGATCCACGACCTATTGGGATCTTGTAGCTGATTCTGTCAATGGACTGGACAAGAAACCCGATGGGGATACAATGACGGCAAGTCCTCAACGAAACAGGACGCGCTATAGTCCGGAACCTGCGCCGCCTCCTCCATTGCCGGGAGAACTCGACATAGAGGATCCGTTCGCATAACGACTTGATGGGTGTTTATTCCTTTCTACCATCAAGACGCAAACCCTCCGCATCAGGGTGGTGCTCGGAGGGTTTGTCGTTACTGGGACTGATATTTTGCGATTAGTTTTATGTTTCTGTTCTTCCCTGCAGGAATTCCATATCGGGCGTACAGCAACTGCAACCGAAAATTTACAGTGCGCACTTTCATGTGCAATTCGTCGGCAATCTCCTGAGCGGTCGCCCCAGTCGCAAGCAACCTCAGGATTTCGTTGTCGTCGATTCGTGTCATATGTGAAACCTATTGACAGTTGTCTTAGTAATCATACCACTTGCAAATAAATATCCACATACTGGATACTGTAAACCATGGGCGTACTGAAAAAATATCAAGATCCACAAGGTGGATTGAACGCTGCTGGCAGAGCGTATTTCAAACGCACGTCAGGAAATAAATTGAAGCCCCCTGCGCCGAACCCGCGTACCAAATCGGACGCCGGTCGGCGCAAGTCTTTTTGCGCTCGCATGAGTGGAATGAAGGCGAAGCTTACTTCGGCCAAGACTGCGAACGATCCCGATTCCCGCATCAACAAATCCCTGCGTGCATGGAACTGCTAGGATACTCAAATGGCTGGACAGAAGAAGACTTCGAAGAAAGCACCTAGTGCTGCACAGGAAATGTACAAGTTGCGACAAAGTGAATGGAGGGAAGCAGAGGGTAGAAGGACATTCGACAACGATAAACAAAAATTTTCATACAGCCAAGTCGGGCGCGGCCTCGGTCAACCGACCAAAATTCGCTTCAGCGACGCTAAACAACGTGCCCATTTGCAAGCCAAATATCCCGATATGCCCCAATATCGTGAACCGCAACTTCAACAGTACTTGGAAGCAAAAGAATATCTGCATCAGCAAAATGTTGCTGTGCCACGGCCTCCTATACCTTCTAAATCTGGAGTCCTATTGTCAACAAAACCATCAGGTGAGTTGCGAAAACCAAGGGTGTTGTTGCCTATGCGCAATCCGGAAACCAGTAGGTTGCCACCGCTATGGTCAACAGATTCTTTTGCTCAATACATGGCATTGCGGGACAAAAAAGGAATGAAACGTCTTAAGCCATTGAAGCCGGCAGTAAATCAAACTAGGATTCCACGAACCAAACAGGCGCGTGGCGGCCCCGGCCTTATGAGCATTGCTGGTCCTGCACTAGCTGCTGGACTGGGAAGTCTTACACGTATGATCCGAAATAACAACAATCGTGAGATGAAAGATCGCAGGTAAACAAAATGCCTAAGCCAGATACGAAAATGGGTGGTTCCGGTTATCCGGACGAGATGATGAGTTATGATCCGCGAACGCGAAGGTACGTTCCGAATAGGACTCAGTGGCGACGACAGCGTGGATATTCGGATCCTGCTGCTGAACTTCGTGGTATTGCAGCGTCTCAAGATAATAGCCTTGATCCATACTATTTGGAAATGCGCAACGAAGGACGAATGTCTGATACGCAAGATTATGTAGACTGGCTTCAAGAAAAACTGCGGGATAAGCATGAAATGTTGCAAAGCCGCATGAAGGCTACGAGGAGTTCCATGGCCGATGCGGAACGAAAGATTAGGGGCATGACTCGAAATGGAATGTCGATTCCAGCTAGTCGACCACAATCCACTCTGACGAAACAGATCATGGCTGAGAACAAAAAGCGCAAGAAGTAATAAGGAATACTTCAATGCCTAAACCCCAGAAGACATCAAAGAAAAAACCATCTACGGCGCAATCATACTACAGACAAACAAGTAGTCGGATTCGTGGAAATGAAGCTTTGGATCGACTTACGGCAGGAGAATGGAATTCTCCTGCCAGAGGGTTTAGTCATAGCGCATCTGGACGTACTGGTTATATTCCAAGTGTTCCAAACGAAGATACAACATATTCTGGAAGTGCTAGAAAAAACAATAATCGTAATCCTAACAATAGGATTGATTTGACGGAATACCTTACTGAAAAAGGCGAACTGCGAGAAACTAATATTGCGGTTCCAGATGCTCTTGGTACACGGTACCGACAAATTGGACGACCAGATTTAAATCCAAAAAATGGTCGTCATGGATCAGTTTTGCTGCAATCTTCGGGACACAATCAACCTCGTATTCCTCGTAACACAAGAGCGCGTGGTGGTCCCGGTCTTATGGGTATTGCTGGTCCTGCGCTTGCTGCTGGACTCGGAAGCCTTACACGTATGATCCGAGATAACAATGCCAAAGAAATGGGAAAGCGTCGTTAGGATCAAACTATGATCAACCATATGAACAAACATATCAATAGGTTGTCGCTTGACACAGTGCTTGGAATAGAACAATCAGAACATGGATTGAAAAACAAGCCGAGGGTTTCAGAACTGCAATCTATTGAGATGGGAGAGCATGGTTTGTCAAAGAAACCTACCCTACGTCAGATGCTCAAGATTGAGACCAAGGAGCATGTCAAATCCAAAGATGAAGAAGACGATGACGAAGAAGAAAATGACGACGAAGAAGAACCCAAACCCAATGCTCCTCAATATGTTGGTATGGGTAAGTTGATCATTGGAAGGTCACGTTGATGCTGTCTAAACTTCTTGGCATAAAACGTGGCAAGATGCAGAAAGTAATGCATGAGTTCAAGGCAGGAACCTTGAAGTCTTCTTCCGGACGAAAAGTAATCAATCGCAAGCAGGCTATTGCCATTGGATTGTCCGAAGGCGAATCTGCTGTCAAAAAAAAACGAGGTAAATAAAATGCCGATGGGTATCCCTTATCCGAAGGGGCAGATGGCTATGAAGAAAACTTCTGCCAAGTCGAAGCCGGCCAAAAAAACTCATCCCGGTTTCAAGGCAGTGCAGGAAAGTATTGCACGGAAACAAGTAATTCCGATGGAACGTGCTGGTGCTATCCTTGCCGCTGGTGCTAGAAAGGCATCTCCTGCTGCCAAGAAGGCCAATCCTGCTTTGAAACGTGTTATGGGTGCACGGCGGGGGCGATAATGGAACCCGTCAAAACTAGTCGCAGAACAGTAATGCAACGATCATTGGCAAATCGATATGCACCAAGTGCTCCACGGAAACTAATAGGTCGTGCATATGGATTGGCAATGGTACCTTCACTTATTCCGGAATTTACTAGGGAGTTTGATCCTGAAGGTCAAAATGTTGCACTCCAAGATCTAAGCAATCAAATAAACAATGCGTATAGCAAAGTTCCTCGTCCAATATGGGACGCAATGAATATTGGATTTAGAGTAGCATCTCCTAGCATGGCTTATTTAGCCGATGAATTTTACAACCCTCAGGCAACATCCGAGTATGCGGGTGGAGAGTCCGCTGGATTGAGAGCTGATTTGGAACGTCGCGGACTTGTTTCTTTTATGAATGAACCACCATTATCCGACGCGGAAAAGAAAAAAACGCCAAATTACATACCGGGTCAATCCATGACTGTCGATGCCGATGTCTCTCATCCCGGTGCTATCCATGCTCTAAACAAAGCATATGAACGAGGCACATTGCCATCCAAATATCAACAAATATACGATGCGCGGCGAAGGCAGATACTTGAGCGAATTTATGGAAAGCCTACTCAGGGACAATTTCAAGGCGAGCCACAATTGGATCCACTAGCGCGAATGATCTATGATGCAATGAACTATGGCAAAAAGTAACAATCCACAACAACAACCGAAGTCCATGCCACAACAAGAATCTGTCCCTAAGTTTGGTCGCATGGGGCAGATCCATCAAGCCAATAGGATCCTTGGGCAGATGGGTAGTCCTATGCGTATTGGCAATCTGTTCAACCCGGCATTGCGTCAGTCGGTACATGACACGAGCAATCTTCCCGAAGATTAGCACTAATCTTATCCGCAAGTTCCTTGCGTTTGTCGGAAGGAAGATTGGCGATTCTGGCAGCTTCGTATGCAATGTACCAAGCTGCCTTTGCCATATCTTCAATTGGATCAATTCCGGCTTTTCGTCCACTCCGTTGCAAATATTTCAACGCAGAAAAGATTGCAGGTGAAGAATCCCATTGCTCAGAAACAAATAGTGCGTCGTATTGCGTATCACGATAATGGCTGTACATTGTGTTGACAGATTTGCTCGACATATTGACAGTATACAAAATGAATCAGTTAGTTCAAACAGAGGTTGGCAATGACAGTCGTTATTGCAAGGGAATGGTCGATGGGCGTCAATGTCGTCGTTATCCGATCAAAGGTCGTGACTTCTGTGCCAAACATGGTGGCAAAACGCTGATTGCACACGAACATCCAGCATTTCGAACTGGACTCACGTCCATAAATAGAAAACGATTCAGCAACCTCGGGAAGCAATTGCTATCCCGCATCGAAGAGTTGAGGGAAGATCCTGAACTCTGGTCACTCAAGGACGATGCCGCTTATATGACGGCATTGATCGACATGAGGGCTGAAGCTGCAAGCGAAGGTTTCGGCGTTGAAGTACTTCGTGAGTTGCAAGCTGAATATTCTGCATGCAAACGTGCATATAGATCTGGCGATATTGATATTTTCCAAGAACATTTTGAGTCTCTTGGAAAGTTGTTGAACGATGGTGGAGATGAGGCCAAGGCCACCAACGAAGTCATTGATCTAATTAGCAAACGCGTCGCGATTGTTGAAGCCGAGCAGCGTGTCACGCATGCAAAAGCCTATACGCTTGAAGTGGATCAAGCATATTCATTGGTCATGCAAGTTGTGCAGATAGTAAAGCAATGTGTTCGCAATGCCGATGAATTGACAGCGATCAGGTCTGGCGTAGGTAAACTTCTACGAACATACAAAGATCAAGAACAAGATGTTCAGGATGCGGAGGTTGTGAGTGAAACGGTCATACGTAAAAACGAGCCTGACACCACGCAATTTTCGTAAGTTTGTTCGCCCAGATAAGAATCTGGAACAGGCCCTCCTTGAAGCAATGGAGGAAGAGTTCGACACCATTATTCGCAACGGTGACTTTGATAGTGGATCTGCCCAACCAATGGATGGAGCAGATCTTGAATATGCCCAATGGCTGCGAGCGTATGCTCCACATGCAGCCTCTTCTCCCTTGGGAGAACACCATATCCGCGCTTGGGAATGGGCTGAAGGAATAGACTTCGGCAAGACGCCACCGGCGTTGATCGAATGCTGGTTTCGCGGCGGCGGCAAATCCACCACTATGGAATTGATATCTAGCCGTATTGCCGTCAAGGCAACTCGTCGATTCCTCCTTGATGTATGTGCGACTCAAGATATGGCTGACAGGCACGTTCAGGATATTGCAATGACAATGGAGCGTTGTGGTATCGAACGTGCTGTCAATAAATATGGTTTCAGCAAGGGATGGAGTGCGTCCAAGTTGCGCACAGCGAACGGTTTCAACGTTCTAGCATTTGGTCTGGACACTGGTGCTCGTGGTGTCAAACTGGATTATCTCCGTCCTGATTTCATCATCTTCGACGACATCGATGAACTGGATGATTCAGTTTCCCGCGTCGATAAGAAGATCGCAACCATCACGCAAACGATCCTCCCAGCAAAGTCGACCGACTGTGCAATCGTGTTTGTTCAAAACAGGATTCATGCAAACAGCGTAATGTCCAAGGTTTTGAGTGGCGAGGTGGATATGCTTCAAAACCGCATGCAATCTCCAATTGTTCCTGCGGTAAAGAATCTTTCGTACACAACGGAAGAAAAAGAAGATGGGCGAATAGGCTATCGAATTACTGGTGGAGAACCGACTTGGTCGCACAAGAACCTAGAAGTATGTCAACGGGAAATCGATGACTATGGGTTGATCTCCTTCTTGCGCGAATGCCAGCACGAAGTAGGTGTTGGTGGACTATTCTTCCCTGACTTCAAGGAATTTGGAGCAGATGGACAACCATGGCATATTGTTGATCAGATCAATGTACAGCCATGGTGGCGTGTTTGGGCAAGTCATGACTTTGGCACAGGTGCTCCATGTGCTTTCATTCTGTACGCCTCCGATGACAAGGAAAATATATATGTCATTGGAGAGGTTTACGAAAAAGGTCATGTGTCATCAAGTCAGGCACAACTTGTATTGAACATGCTTGAGTCTCGTGGCATGGCATCTCCTATCGATAGGAGGAATAGGGAAGGAAAATGGAACACGCGGTTGGAAGCGATTGCCTTCGACTGGGCAAACACGTTCCCGCCTGAAGATAAACGACAACGAATTGGTGAATATCCTGTCGAAGTGTGGTGGGAAATGGGTCTTCCTGCTGTGCGCGCTGTAAAGGACAGAAAAGCAGGTTGGCGTCGAGTGAAGGAATGGCTTGCAGGATCTTATATTCACGAGGGCAACTCATATCCTAAGATTCGCATTGCTCGTTCTTGTACAAATCTCATCAACGAACTATCGCGAACAATGGCTGACCCCCGCGATCCAGAAGACATCGACCGTGGAACCAAAAACGATCACGCAATCGACTCTTTCCGATATGGATTGATGTGGCGTGAATATCCTGTCGTTTGCCCTGAAGTCGAGACGCAAAGAAATAACAGACCGTCGTGGCTCAATGAAGACAGGAAAAGGGATTGGCTTTGACCATTACTGATATATTGTTGGTCATATTGATCATTGCAGTGTCTGTCATAGCCTATAGCATGGTCAAGATAGTGAAAATATTGGAATTCATGTCGGACATGCCTAAAACCGCGACTATCTTTCGGGAGTACTTGTAATGGCTATGGAAAATCTTCTGCGTCGCATGATCCAAGCGAGCACAAAACCAAAAGCGCAAATGACTGCAATGTCATCGCCGAATAATGCTGGCACTCCCGGTTCGTTCAGTGTCGAGGATCTTCTTCTGAACAATCCTGACAATATTGAACTTGATCATAACTATCAGGATTGGAAAGAACAGCCGCCTCTCGATGATGAGGAGCAAAAGAAGCTTGTCAAGTTTGTTCGTCAGGCATTTGACGAAGCGTATCGAGCTAGGCAAGAAATGGAATTGGAATGGGCTTTGGCTACAGCCTTCTTCGAAGGACGTCAGTGGCTACGTATTTCCAGCACAACGCGCAATCTTATCCAATTGCAGAATCCGACTGAGCCTAATAGGTACGTCATTATTCAGAAGATGCGACCTCTTATCGATGGCGTTGTCGGGAAGTTGACGCAAGTTTCGCCAGATGCGTATGCCATTCCTCTTTCCGATACGGATCGGGATCGCAATGCTTCCGATGAAGCAAATATCATTTGCAACCATTTCAATCGTAAATTCTCGCGTGAAACACAACTCAAGGAACGTGTGCGTTGGGCATGCGTTTGTGGGACTTCATATCTGAAGATCTATTGGGATGCCAAGGGAACGCAAGTTGTTCCATTCTTCGACATGGAAACTGGAGAAATCAAAGGCTACAAGGAGATGAATGTAGGGGATGTCCGAGAGGAAATCCTTCCTGCTTTCGATGTCTTTGTCGACCCTACTGCAAAGCGTGATGCCGATATTCGTTTTATGATTCACGCTTCCGTAAAGCCATTGTCATGGTTTGTGGACAACTATGGCGAAGAAGGCAAGAAGGTCTCGGCAGATGCATTGAGTGGGCAGAGTTCGTCTTACATTGATGCATATCTTGAAGGTGGAAATGGTAGTGGCAATGGGTGGGTTCCTGCATCTACGGCCCGTCTAGGGCAAATTGAAAGCAGGAAGAAAGCAGCAGTAGTCTACGAGTATTGGGAAAAGCCTAGCGAACAATATCCACAAGGCCGTTACATTGTTGCTACAAATACCGCGCTCCTATATAGCGGCAATTGGCCTTATGAGAAGAAGGATGAATTCCCATTCATTCCCTTGCGGTGGCAACCTCGTGCAGGAACAGTTTATGGGTATGCACTTGGATTTGACCTATGCCCTTTGCAACAAACTTACAACCGTATCTATAGCAGGTTGCTTGAACAGTTTGAAAATCAAAAAGACTATGTTCTGATTCAGAAACTATCTGGTATTGGAGCGGACGCTTACAATAATCAGTCCGACGATGTTGAAGAAGCGAATCGGACATATCGCAAAATTCATTACAACATGGGTTCGCAACCGCCTGTGATCGTTCGTGGTCCCGGCATGGGTGGTGATTTGTTCCCTATGTTGCAGATGCTTGAAAAGGACATGATGGATATTGCTGGTCTCCATGATGTCTCTCAAGGTATGGCCCAAGCTGGAACACCAGCGGAATCTGTGCGGTTGCTGCAACGCGCAGACAATACGCAACACTCGTTCATTCGATCAGACATTGAAATCAGTAATGCCAAGATCAAAGAATGGGAAGTTGCACTTGTTGCTCAGTTTGGAGTTGCTCCATTTATCGGCGAAGTCGAAGAACCAAAGAATCCAATTGATGAATTGCGAACTGGATTGATTTCGTTCCAGCATATTCGCGATGGTGGGCAATACCGTATTGAGTACGTTCCGGGTTCGGCTCAGGATGATTCTCCTGATCAAAAGCTGCAGAAGCTTTTGGCATTCCGTCAAATGGGTCTATTTGGAGATCCAGCCGATCCTGCAACGAACATGCTGGTAATCAAGATGTTGAAGTTGCCAGATACGGCAATGATCCTTGAGCATCTTGCAAACCAGCAACAGCAAATGGCTCAAATGCAAGCAATGATGATGCAGCAAGCCCAAGAACAAGCCCAGCCTAAATCGAATTTCGATCCAGAGGCAGAGGCTATGAAAACGCAACTTGACATTGAAAAGATCCGTGCGCAGCATGCGGTTAAGC